TTCGCTAGCGCCCAGCGTGGCACCCAGTACGGGTTGAGCATCCTGCCCGTCGGCACCAACTCGGCCGCCGGTGACCCCGCGCTGTTCATGCGCGGTCTGCTCGGCGACATGAAACCGTACTCAGGCAACACCGGCGACGTCGCCGACTTCGAGATGACGATCACCGGCGACTCCGCCGAGGTCGACGGGGTCGTCGCCCTACCGCTCGCCTCCAGGGGCGCGGCTACCGGGACCGCCATCCAACTCGGCGCCGTGACCGCGACCCGCCGCCTGTGGGCTGCCGTGCATGTCACCGCCGGCACGTTCACGAACCTGGTCGTCACTATCGAGTCTGATACGACCGGGTTCCCGTCGCCGACCACCGTCATCACCTTCGCCACCGTCTCGGCATCCGGCTGGCAATTCCTCTCCGTCGCTGGGCCGATCACCGACGACTTCTTCCGAGCGAAGACGACGATCTCGACCGGCACCGCGACCGTCGCAGTCGTCATGGGCGTGCAGTGATGGCTACGAAGTTTGCTCACTACATGACGCTCGGCAACAAGCTATGCGAGGCGCTCGGACTTGACCCGATGGTCACGACGAGCATCACGATTGATTGTGGGATCGGAGATCGCCTGCCGTCGGTCACTGTCGGAATGCTCATCACCGATGAGGCTTCAGGCGATCTGATCGACGTGATCAAGCGGTACGACCTCGTCGAACCACTTGAGGAGGACTGATGGCAACCGTCGCCGTCCCGTTCACGCACTTCGATCTCACCTGTAAGAAGGGCGACACCCTCCCCGACGACCACCCGCTGGTCGCGCTCGCCCCACACCTGTTCGAACCGGACCCACCGGCCAAGGCAACCAAGAAAGCGAGGCCGTAATGGCAGCGTTCGTCAACATCAACCGCACGATCCTCCTGGGGACCGCGTGGACCGGAACGGCGCCCGGTCCCACGGTCGTCACACCGGCCGGGACCATCACGACACCGTCGGACATCTCGTCGTTCATCGTCGGCGGCGGCGACCCCGGCTGGAACGCGGCGATGGTCGACGTCACCAACTTCGGCAGCCTCGGCTACACCGTCGTCATCCCCGGCCTGACCACCGGTGACGAGCTCGTGTTCGACGCCAACTCTGACTGGGCGGCGTCGCAACTCGGTGTGATCGTTCGCACGACGCTCGGTGGTGTTGCCCGTCCGGGTACGGCACCGATCTATGTCGACGTCAAGCCGACCAACGCCGCTCGAGGCGCGACCAACCCCTCGTTCGTCGCCGCCTGCTACATCTCCAAGTGGGGCCCGTACTCCGGCGCCGTTGGTTCACGCGCTGCGGCCAGCCTGACACTTGCCGTGACGGGAACATTTGTCGATTTAGTTGCTTGATGGCTACGTTCTCGTCGCTCAAGGCATACGGCGCGGCGATCGACCAGATGGCCAAGGACCTCGAGCAGGAGACGAAGACTCGTGTCGCTCACGAGATGGCGGAGAAAGCGCAGTCGATCGCGCAGGCTGAGGCGTCCGCTGACATCGGCGGGTCGTTCTCCGGGTGGAAGCGTGGCAACCCGATCGAGCTCGTCACACAGATCAAGAAGACCAAAACCGGCTATGCGGTGATCCCGACCAAGGTGAGCGCGGGCCCGTGGACTGTCGCTGACCGTGGGCGCAACCAGGGTAACGCCGGTGGGTTCGCCGGGCCCGGTATCAGCAAGAAGGGCACGACGTCGCGGACGAAGTCTGGTGGTGTCCGCAAGGTCAAGGCGTTCAAGGCGAAGCGGTGGAACGGTACGACGTCCGGGTTTCACACGGCCGATCGTGCGCTTGATCGCATGGACAGCGAGTTGCCGAAGATCGCCGAGCGTGAGGTTCGGCAGATCGAGGCCCGTCACTTCGACGTCGACTGAGAGGCGGTGACCCTTGGCGAACAAGATCTCCACCATCATCGACTTCTCAACCGATCAGGCCAAGACGGGTCTGGCAGGTTTCAAGAACGCCGTCAATGATGCCGACGGCGCGACCGGCAAGTTCAAGGCCGGGTTCGGCAGCCTCAAATCCTCGGTCGGCAACTTCCTCAGTGGACCCGGAGGTTTGCTTGCCGCCGGTGGTGCGATCGCCGCTGTTGGCGGGGCCGCCCTCGACCAGGTCGGCAAGTTCAGTGCCCTAGGTGTTGAGGTCGGCAAGCTGGCGGACTCTACGGGCCTGTCGGCCGAGGCGGCTTCACGGTGGCATGAGGTCGCCGGGGACATCAACATCGACTCCAGCACTCTCGAGACGTCGATCGGCAAGATGAACAAGACGCTCGGCGCAACGCCCAGCCTGTTCAAGGACGCCGGGATAGAGATCGCTCGCACCAAGGACGGCGTCACCGACGTCAACCAAACCTTCCTGAACGCCATTGACCGGCTGAACGGGATCAAGGATCCGGCAGAGAAAGCCGAGCTCGCCGCCAAGCTGTTCGGCAAGGGCTGGCAGTCGATGTCCGAACTGATCGACCAAGGATCGGGACGACTCAAGAAGTCTCTCGGTGACGTGGCCGATGTCAAGGTGTTCGACGACGCCAAGATCGACAAGGCCCGCGCCTTCCGAGATGCCACGAACGCCCTCAAGGACACCATGGAGGAGCTCGGCCTTGAGGTCGGCCAGGACTTGACGCCTGCCCTCACCGGTCTGGTGGGTGTTCTGCAGGAGGTCGTCCCTTGGGTTCGTAATGCCTTCGGTGTCGTGGGCGATCTGGTGGTTGAGGTCGGCCACCTCATCAACAAGACCCTGGAATACATCGGGCTACCCAACCCGTTCGAGACGACAACCGACGGAGCTGTCAGGGCTACGGAATCCTTCGCAAACTTGGACACCAAGGCAGACAGGCTCAGCAGGGGCATTGATGTTGTGGCGGGCTCGATGCGTGGCGCCGCGCTTGATGTCAGGAACACCGCCTATGAATTGGATCGGTTTGCCGAGAGTGTCGCTGGAGTTGATCAGCAGTACAGCGAGCTGACCGGGAAGCTCGACGAGGCGGACGCATGGGAGAACGTCATCCGCAAGATCGACGAGGCCGGTAACGCCGCGAAGCTCACTGGTCAGGATGCCCGCGACCTGACGAGGGACATCGCCGACTATGTGGCGAAGACCGAGACGATTCCCGAGTCGAAGAAGACAGAGATCTTGGCGCTGCTCGATCAAGGCAAGATCGCTGAGGCGGAGGCGGCGCTCGCCAACCTGACCCGGCAGCGCGACATCTATCTGGCGTTGACCGGGCCGGGGGCGACTACTGCCGCCGGCTATGCACCTCGTGGGAGTGGGCCCAACGCCGGTGGCGGCATGGGTCAACCCGGCGACACGGTCGGCGAGTACGGCGTCGAGATGCTCACCCAGGGCGCCAACGTCCGCAACCCCGGCGAGACCCGCGACATCATGTCGCGCAACGGCACCGGTGGCGGCGACACCTACGTCATCAATCCGCCTGTCGGATTCAACGACCGCGACCTGATGCGTGCCCTCAAGAAGCTGCAGGCACGCAACGGTCCTGCCTTCCTGAGTTCGTAATGCCCGGCACCCTGACCGAGACGGTCACCGCCTACTTCACCATCTCCGGGTCGACGACCGTGTTCACCCTCGACGACCCCGTCAAGGGTCTGCTCGACTCGGCTACCTACCTGCTCGGCGGCGACGTTGCTACCGATGTCAGTGACGGTGTCCTGTCGGTGCGTATCGACCGGGGTCGGGAACGGTTCCTCGACGAGATGATGGCCGGCGTCGCTCAGGTGTCGGCGAACAACTACACCCGCATCTGGGATCCGCTGTACTCGGCCGGTGTCTACTTCGGCAACATCCGTCCGGGCAAGCGGGTCACCTTCGCCACGAACGGCATCACGATTTTCGACGGTCTGATCGATGACCTGAATTACCAGTATCCGATCGAGGGCAATTCGACGGTTGAGTTCGACGCCGCCGACGCTCTGGCGACGCTCGGCTCCGGCGAGTTTGACGAGTGGGTGACGACACCGGGTCAGTCGCCGGCGCAACGCCTGACGTCGATCTGCACCCGCCCTGAGGTCAACCTGACGACTGCCCGCTACTTCGACGATGGCGGCTCGAGCACCACGCTGCAAGGTAACACGTACTCATGGGGCACCAATGTCCTCAACTCGGCGCAGGTGGTCGCCAAGTGCGACCTCGGCCAGTTCTTCGCCTCCAGGGATGGCGTGCTCACCTACTACAGCAAGTCGCGCAACTACACCGCCGTGGGTCAACCGGTGTTCACCGACAACCTGACCACCGACCCGACGTCGATTCCGTACTCGGCTGTTGATCTCGACTTCGGCACCGAGTTGCTCTACAACCGTGTGTCGGTCGACCCGTACGGGATGACTCGTCAGACGGTCACCGACCCGACGTCGGTCACGACGTTCAACAAGGTGTGGTCGCTGTCGCTCAGTGCCTTGCCGTTGGCTGACGAGACGCAGGCATACGCCCTGGCCTCGTACATCCTCAACCTGTACTCGAATCCGGCGACCCGCATCTCGTCGATCACCGTCGACCTTCACGCCCTGGAGCCAACCGACCAGGGCAAGGTGCTGTCGCTCGACATTGGTTCGGTGACTAGGGTCAAGTACACCCCGAACAAGGTCGGCGCCGCAGTCGACCAGTTCGTGTTGATCGAGGGCGTGTCTCACCTGATCGGTGCCGGCGGCACGTTCCACTCGGTGACGTTCAAGTTCACCAAGCTCAACGACGGCTACAGCGGTTCGCCGTTCATCCTCGACGACCCGGTCAACGGGTTGCTCGATGGCGCCAACGTCCTAGTCTTCTGATCGGAGTTCCCAAATGGCAAACGGTGATCACGACTGGGTCGCAGGCGAGCAGGTCACTGCCGCGAACATGGACGACTACCTCATGCTCCAGGCTGTCCAGAAGTTCGCCACGTCTGCCGCTCGTGACGCCGCGCTGGCGACCCGCAAGCGCGAGGGGATGGTCACATACCAGGACGACGCCAACAGCCTGACGAACTACTCGGGTGCAGCGTGGTCGACGATCGGTCCGGTGAACGGTGCGTTGACGACATGGACGCCGACTATCACGCAGTTGGCAACTCCGACGTTTACGAACAACAACTCATGGTATTCGCGAGTTGGGCGGCTGATCCTCGGAGGGTTCTTCGTCACCCTGACCGGTTCAGGTACTGCAGCAAACGTCATCACCCTCGCGCTTCCGGTGGCGGCTAACGCGTCGTCGGGTGCTATCGGCTCTGGGCACCTGTTCGATTCGTCATCGGGTGAAAATCACACCTTCATCATCTATTTTCAGACCAGCACCACGGTCAAACTGCTTGGGACGAGCTACAACGCGACCTCGCTGGCGAACCTAACCCTAGGGACCGGGGTTGCCCCAACCTTCTCTCAAGCTGTTGCGACGGGTGACACAATTAGCGGAGTAGTCCAGTATCACGCCTCGACTGACGCCTAGTCCGTCATATGCGTCGCGCACCATCTGGTCTGATAGATGGTGCCGTCCTCTTGGGCCGAGAATCCGTGCACGTAGCCGTCTGTTTCCCACCGTCCGAGGAAATCGCGCTCAGCGATGAAGTCGATGCCTGAGCGATCGGCGATAGTCACGGCTGGACACTTCGATTCCCATGTGACAGACCTAACTGCGGCGATCTGCTGGGGCGTGCAAGCTGCACCGCCGAGCAGGACTGCCCCGATGGCGATGAGTGTGCGAATGCGGTTCATAACTTCTCCTTGATTCGATAGTCCCGGTGGTATGCCGCCCACGCCGCTCGACACTCTGCGCAGGGCTTCTCGCCGTTGCGTAGGTGCCGCTTGTAGGCGGTGACGGTTCCGTGTGGCGCAGTGGGCGCCGGACCTGGTGACATGACATCACCATAACCTAGGTTACGCAGAAGTCAAGGGGGCCGATAGTCCCGAAGGATGGTGACCGATGGCGGCAGGGCTGTTCGACCGCGACGTAGAACGCCGACTCCGACTGCTCGAGGACGCCGCAGAACTGGCGACGCCAACAGTCCTCGACGCCCGATACGTGGCACTCGCTGGCGGGGTGCTGCTCACTGACACCGTTCAGACCTTCGCAACCGCGACCCCGGCCGACATCACCTGGAGCAGCGAGATTTACGATCCCGATGGCTGGATTCCTGCCGGTGGCGCCACGCTCACCGTGCCGGCAGGCAAGGCCGGGCGATACCTGATCTCCTACATCGGCAACTGGTCCGCCGCGCCGGGCACCACTCCTGGCATTTCGTGCATCATCAACGGGACAATCGGCATCTCACCAGAGGCCACCGGTGTCCCAGCGTTCGCGTCTTTCTCGCAGACGATCACGTTCATCTTCACGCTCAGCGTTGGAACCACGCTCAAGTTCCAAGGGTTCCACAACGCCGGGTCGAACCGCGACCTCGTCTCACGCCTAGAGATCGCGCCGATCTGATGGTCGCCACCGTCCGGGCCGGGGAAACCGGCGTCGACTTCAGTTTCGCCCGCCCGCCGGCCGCCCGCCTCGTCGAGCTCGGCTACAGCTTCATCGTCGGCTACATCAGCGTGAAGCCTGCGTCGCCGGCCAAGAACATCAGCGCCGCCGAATGCCAGGTGTACATCGCCGCTGGTCTCAAGGTGCTACTGGTGTGGGAGATGTCGGCGACTCGCGCCAGCCTCGGTGGCCCCTACGGCATCATCGACGGCAACTCGGCCAAGACCGAGGCGACCAGCCGTGGCTATCCGACCGACGTCCCGATCCTCGTCGCCGACGACACCAACACCGTCGCCGCCAACGTCGACAAACACGAGGCCTATATGCGAGCGTTCGCTGTCGCCTGCGCCCCGTACCCGATCGGGATCTACGGCGACACCGACGTCCTCGCCCGCTGTACGGGCCTGTGGCAGATCGGCTGGCTACCTAACGCCTGGTCATGGTCGGGTTCGTCACGCAAGGACGCAGAGGCCAAGGCGAGGGCGATAGGCGCCCACGTCCTACAGCGCACAGGGTTCTACATCGACAACGTCTGGGCGGTCGATCCGAACGACGCCATAGCCGACTTCCCCGCCTGGGGCCACACAACCCCGGCGCCCACACCACCGACACCGATCCCAGGAGATGACGACATGGCCACAGTGACATTCGCAGTGACCGGACTTCCCGGCATCTACATGTGGACCCCCGGTTCCGACCCGATCCCGTTCACCGACGTCCCCAGCAACCAGGCCCTGTCCGCCGGGCTCGGTGCAAGGGAGCTGACGGAACCGCTCAGCCTGGAGATGTACAATCGCCTGTTCGTCAAGCCTGTCGAAGTCACTGTCCCGCCGATCACGGTGCCGCCCGTCTCGGTGACGTTCCCAACCGGGACGACCACGGCGACCACGACATGGAAGACGCCTTGACGGTGACTAACTCGCAACCGGCCGGGCCCGGACCTGGTGTCGACGCCGGAGGCAGACCCGTCATCGACCCGACAGCGAACGTCACCGCCATCCTCGAGGCCGCCGTCAAACGGCAGGACGATCTCCGCGAGGCTCACGAGAAGTTCACTGCCGAGATGCGCAAGCAGCGCGAGTTCTACGAGCGCGAGTTGCGGCTGGCCGAGGCGAAACGCATCGACGCCATCCGTGCCGTCGATGTCGGCGCCGTCGCCCGCGCCGCCGAAGTCTCCAGCGCCCAGGCAACCACCCTCGCCGCGCAGGTGTCTGTATCGGCCGAGACGTTGCGCACCCAGGTCGCCGCCGCCGCCAGCGCCCAGGCGATCGCTCTGGCTGCTGCGCTCGAGCCGATCCGCAAGGACATCGCAGACCTCCGACAGGTCCAATACCAGAACCAAGGCCAACGCACCCAGGTCGTCGAAGGCCGCGCTTCGACCGGCGCCGTGTACGCATTCATCGGGTCGATGGTCGGGCTCATCGGTCTGGCCGTCGCCGTCATCATCGCCGTCACCCGCTAGAAGGAGAACCGT